GGTGTCGATCTGTGATTCATGCTCCCCTGAAGCGTTGCGCATCTTGTGGTGGGACACGATGGTCCACGGTGAACAAGTGTTCCGTGACAACTACAGCGGACTGGAGAAGATGCTCAAGCCGCAAGGTGGCGGTGGTACTCGCGTGGCGTGTGTCGCGGAGTACATAGAGGAGGCCAAGATCAAAGCCGAGTGCGTGATAGTATTCACGGACGGCTATGTGGAGAACTCGCCTAAGTGGTCGATACCAACTCCGACCCTGTGGCTGGTTACGCTCAACAAGGAGTGGACTCCTCCTGTTGGGCGTAAGGTTGTGTTCGAGTCTTGAGTTAGGAGATAGTCATGATTGAGAAGTACCTTGCGCCATTCAGTGCGCAGAACGACATCATTGGGATTTTGCAGAGGAACTGCAAGGAGTTCACCAACGGGGCGGCAGACTTCGCTGCGGCTTTCGATGTGCAGCTCGCCGCGCCCCTCAAGAAAGACGGGCCACCGAACTTCGGTGTGTTCACCAAGTCGGGCTTGTACGCGGGCATTTTGACCTACTCGCGAGACTACTCGCGGCACAAAAACTCCGATCACTTCTTCAACTTCCACGCGCCAGCTCTTATCCAGAAGGAGAAATCCTCTGCCCGCACGGGTAAGAACAGCCGCGACTCCGCGAAGATGTCCACCTTGATCAGGACTCTGGCGAAAGAGGACGAGACACCTACTGATGAGAAGCTGCTCAAATACATGAGGAGGGGTCTGCGCTACGCGTTCATCGCGATAAGGCAGAACCATTCGCACGCGCGCATTGATCTTTCTGATTCTGTGGTCCTCGCCCTTGTGGAGGACTACCTGGGTACCAATCCCCTGGCCGTGACGCAGTACAAGGACTTGATCACGGAGACGTACGACAAGTTTCTGGAGAAGCGCGAGAAAGCGAACAATACCGAGATGGAGTTCAGGCGATACGGTGCGGGGTGTACCTTTATCCGTATCGAGCGGAACGACTATCACCTTCCGGCGTACATTGTGGGGGAGGCATCTTTTGTTGGTACCGACGTTTCACCAACAGTACATGGAGAGGTTAAGCGCTACGAGTCCTTGCAGGACACTGAGCACGCCGCGCTTGCTGCAATGGCCCGTACCTACACTATGGGCAAGCCATGGCACGACGACGACAACGAGCTTGGCGTAGACCGTACTGATCTTTATGTGCCGGATCTGGACATCAGTATCGGTTACGACACTAGCGAGAGAAGTACGTTTGTCATCATCCCGAAAGCACCTAGTGCCAATCCCGCGTGACATGGTGCCTATACCTGTAGGCAAACCCCCGTATCAACTCATGCGTACACCTGTGGAGGTACTTGTACGTGAGGAGAGAGACCGCACGATCTACACGGTGGCAATCGGTCACGAAACGTATCGCCGCTTTGATGATACGAATGTGCCGAGTGAGATCACAAGTGTGCTGGGCATGATACGGGCGTTCCCGGAGCAAGAACGGATGGTGACCTTGTCAACGTGGGCATCGCGATACGTCGCGCCTGACCCTCGGCTGGAGTCCATCGGGTGGCAGATATCGAAGGACTTGTTCATCCTTCTGTTGCCTCTTCCGTTCTTGGAACACATACACGTCACAGCAGAGGAGTAGGTCGTGGCAAAGACTCCCGAGGGTAAGGTGAAGGATGCGGTGAAGGACATCCTGAAGAAGCATGGTGCGTACTACACCATGCCGGTAGCGTCGGGCTACGGGAACGTCGGTGTACCCGACATCCTCGCCTGCTATCGGGGTCGTTTCATCGCAATCGAGTGCAAGGCAGGCAGGGGCAAACCGACTGCCTTGCAGTTGTCCAACCTGAACAGCATCGCGCTGGCGGGTGGTGTGGCGCTCATCATCAACGAGACGAATCTGGTGGCGCTGGCGGACGCAATAACTGGCATCAATAAAGAGATCGGATGAAAACCAAACTACTGAAGATGGCCCGCAGGCTGTGGGCTTGCGCAGACGTTCACCCCACGGTGAACCGTAGGAATCAACTGAAGTGGGCACGAGCTGTCCACCGGTTGGGTGACAAGTGGCTATTGGCAAGACATCAACAACGGAGCTTGTGATGAACAGACCGACGCAGGAAAGCATTGCTATTTTCGACGACGTGAAGAACTACGTGTACGGGGATGCCCGGATCATCTGGGCAGAGACCACGAGGACTTCAGACGGTGTCCTGCGGCAAGCAGGGTGGGTCTTGCCCGGTGGCAGGCGCACGAACAACATCGAGGAGGTCGCGGACATGGCCAAGTGGATCAACAGGATCTGCCTCAAGGAAAGGTGGTCGCGGCAATGAAACCGTCTGACGTACTCCGCGCGTATCAACGCGGTATGCGCGATGCCGGGTTGATGGTTGAGGAGAACATGCTCATCCATGTGGATGAGCTGGCCGCTGCTCTTGGGTGGCCGGGTGGTGTCACGGAACCGATCCGTGACAAAACAAAACTGCTACAGATGGTGGCCGAACTTCACAGGAGATCTGTATGAAAAAACTTCCCAAGGGAGCGGACCAGCAGGGCCGCTACCCTGAGGCGGCGGAAACCGCCACCGACGTCGGACAAGATGACAGTCCACGCGAGGATGTGACGTGGTTTTGGGTCGTGGTCTTGGGCATCTTCGTCGGCGTGGTGCTCGCAGCAGCATGGGAGAGGGCGGTATGAGTACCCTTAGACAAGCCGCCCTAGCCGTCGCAGCAGAGCGCGAAAAACTCGCCCACTGGATGCGCAGCATGGGCTACGCCACCGGTCACGGCGACAGCATCGAGGGTCTGCTGGACCACCTCGGCACGCAGATTGCCGAGGGACTGGAGGCCGAGGTGACGATGGAGCGCGAGGCGTGCGCGAAGGTGGCAGAGCGTTGGGGCAAAGAAGTTAATGTTGAATCATGGGACATGGCTGGTAAAGACTGCGCCACAGCCATCCGGGCAAGGAGCAAGACATGACCCTCCCCGCCGACGTCGCCCGCTGCCTCGGCTACGGTGCTGCCGAGTGCAACACCTGCCGCCGCTACACCGACCCGCCGCATGAGCGGCAAGTATGGACAGGCCCTTGGGAACTCGAAGGGGTTCCTTGTGAAATGAGGATACCGTATGACTCCCAATCAGGAACTCCAGTGTCTGACAACCGCCAGTTGGTTAGCTGGCTACGTTGACGGCATCGAAGACAAGCAGCGTCACGCAGCGCTTATCGCACGTATTGTCCAAGCAGCAGAACTGCTCCTGACCTTACGAGAAGAATCCCTATGCTCGAACTCATCGCCGTCGTCAACCTAATCGGCGCATTTGCCCTCCTCCTGTGGAGAGAGTGATGCACCCCTCAGGACTGACGCTCGCCCGTTGGGCGTGGCCCTTCAAGACCGAAGCTGAGCGCGTACTGGTCGCTCGGTGGTTTGCCAAGCAGGATCGTGCCCAACGTGGGCAAGGTGAACCTGCACTGTTCTAGGAGGTATGTATGCCACGATCTCGGGTCTTGCCGGGTAGGATCGCGTATATCGTGATGCTGCTTGTCAAGCAGCCCCGCACAGTGCGTGAGATTTCCGCACTAACATACATGGACAAGGCCGCAGTGCGACGCTATCTCAACGCTTTTGTAGAGGAAGGACTTGTAAGAAAAAGGGCTATACCCCGTTCTTCACCAGAGTATCTCTATAGTTGGGAGCCAGAACGCTATACAATCATATAGTCTCTAGTGGACAACTGTTTTTCAACCAACCAACCAACTGTCAATCATGGCAAAAAACTCTCTCGCCAAAAAAGTCGTTGACTACATGGTCAAGCACCCGGACGCCAAGCCCACTGAACTGGCTACGCGTTTCAACACGACCCCGCAGTACATCTATGTGCTGCGCAGCAAGCAGAAGAAGCAGAAGAAGCAAGCCGCCCCGGTGGTTGAAGCCGCCCCGGTGGTTGAAGCCGCCCCGGTAGTCGAGCCTGTCGCACAAGTCGACGTCCGCGTTGACATGGTGAACGCTCCTCCGCACTACACCGATGGTGGTATGGAGGTCATCGACTTCATCGAGTCCAAGCGTCTGGACTACCACCTCGGCAATGTGGTGAAGTACGTCAGCCGCGCGGGCAAGAAGCACAACGAGCTGGAAGACCTGTCCAAGGCGATGTGGTATCTCAACCGCGCCATCGAGTCGCGGCAGATCGCCGCTTCCGTCAAGGCCATCGTCGACAACCGTTGAGCCCCCATGAGTCTGTTGACGTTCGACTTCGAGACGTACTACACAGACCATCTAGGTTTCCGTACCCAGACCACTGAGGAATACATCAGAGACCCGGCCTTCGAGGTGATCGGAGTGTCCGTACAGGTCGATGATGGAGAACCTCAGTGGTTCTCGGGTACACGGGAAGACACCCGCAAGTGGTTGCGTCAGTTCGACTGGAAGAACAGCATGGGGTTGGCGCACAACACGCTGTTCGATGGCGCAATCCTGCATTGGGTGTTTGGCCTCACGCCTATGGTGTTTCTGGACACGCTGTGTATGGCCCGCGCTCTGCACGGCGTGGATGTAGGCGGTTCACTCGCCAAACTGGCTGAACGGTACAAGGTCGGTGTTAAAGGCACTGAAGTTGTACAGGCCAAGGGCAAAGCCCGTCTGGACTTCGACCCTGATGAACTCGCCCGCTACGGCGAGTACTGCAAGAACGACGTGCGTCTGACGTACGACTTGTTCAAGTTGATGTCCAAGGAATTTCCGATGGCCGAACTTCGGCTCATCGACCTGACCATCAGGATGTTCACGCATCCACGGTTGTATGTAGACGAAAGCAGCCTTCAAGACCGCCTCGACGATCTGCGGACTGAGCGCAGTCAGTTGTTGCTCTCTTTGAAGGAAGCGCTCAGCGCGACTGATGAAGAGGATGTCCGCAAGAAGCTGTCCAGCAACAAGCAGTTCGCGCAAGTGCTGGAGACGTTCAAGGTCGAGGTGCCGATGAAGGTCAGCCCGACTACGGGCAAGGATACCTACGCACTGGCCAAGAAGGACGAAGGATTCATTGCGCTGACTGAGCATGAGGACCCCACGGTGCAGCACCTGTGCGCTGTGCGTCTGGGGACGAAGTCCACGCTGGAGGAGAAGCGGATCGAGCGGTTCATGCAGATCGCTCGCCGCAACCGGGGGCGCATCCCGGTGCCTCTGAAGTACTACGGCGCACACACAGGACGCTGGTCGGGTACGGACAAGGTGAACTTCCAGAACCTGCCTAGTCGTGACCCAAAGAAGAAGGCGCTCAAAAACGGCATCATCCCTCCTGAGGGATATGTCCTGATCAACTCGGACTCTTCACAGATTGAGGCGCGAGTGCTGGCATGGCTGGCGGGTCAGGAGGATGTGGTCACGCAGTTCGCCAACAAGGAGGACGTGTACTCCATCTTTGCCTCATCGGTATACGGGCGCAAGATCACCAAGGCTGACCCGACCGAGCGATTCGTGGGCAAGACCTGTGTCTTGGGGCTGGGCTACGGTACCGGCGCGGCTAAACTGCGCCACACCCTCGCGACGGCAGAGCCCGTGAACGTGGACCTGACAGAGGAGGAGTGCAAGCGCATCGTCGATGTGTACCGGGCAAAGAACGACCGGATCATCGAACTCTGGAGAGATGCGGACTCCATGCTCCAGACGATGCTGAACACCATCGTCAAGGAGCCGATATGCCTTGGTCAGCATGGCTGTCTATGGTACGACAACTCAGGGATCTTGCTTCCGAACGGTCTGTCGATACGCTACCCGAACCTGCGTCGGGGGCAGATGGACGGCAAGAGCAAGATCCTTTACGACTCACGCAAGGGGGAAGTGTCCTTGTGGGGCGGGTCGATTGTGGAGAACGTCGTACAGGCGTTGGCGAGGATCATCGTCAGCGAACAGATGGTCAAGATCGCGAGTGTCTATGACGTTGCGCTGACGGTCCATGACTCAGTGGTGATCGTCGTCCCTGAGGACGAGGCGCAGACAGCCGCCGCTCGGGTGGAGGAGATCATGCACGAGGCCCCCGAGTGGGCCGCTGGTCTGCCCGTGGCGTGCGAGGCCAAGATCGGTGCGACGTACGGTGACTGCTAAGATCGCACGTCTATTGACGGCACTTCCCACCATGTCTGACGTACGCATCCAGTGGTCATACTCCGGCCTGAAGGACTACCAGAATTGTCCTCGGCAGTACCATGAAGTCAAGGTACTCAAGAACTACACCAAGAAGCAGACGCAGCAGATGCTGTACGGGACGCAAGTCCACTCTGCGCTGGAGGACTACGTACGGGATGGCAAACCGCTGGCCAAGAACTACCAGCAGTACCAGCGACAGCTCGACCCACTACGTGACATGCCGGGGCAGAAGTACCCCGAGCACAAGATGGCGCTGACCCTCGACCGCGTGCCTTGTTCGTTTGGCGCGAAGGACTACTGGGTACGGGGCATCGCTGACCTGCTGGTGGTTGACGGGGATCACGGGTTCATCGTGGACTACAAGACCGGGAGCAACCGCTACCCGGACCCGAAGCAGTTGCAACTGATGGCCTTGATGGCGTTTGCACATTTCCCGGAGCTTGTCAGAATCAAGGCGGGGCTTCTGTTCGTTGTACATGAGCACTTCGTGACCTCGGAGTACACGCGCGAGGCCATACCGAATCTCTGGAAGGACTTCGAGGCGCCCTTGGAGCGGCTACGACTGTCCCATACCAACAACTCATGGCAACCGAACCCCACCCCACTGTGTGGGTGGTGCCCCGTGTCTTCCTGCGAATTCAGTAGAGAACGATGAACAGCCCATACGATCTGAAGGACTACGCTTATCCCAGCATGATGGCAGAGAAAGCCATCCATGATGGGCACTTGGCGATGCTGAACGGCAACTACGACGAAGCGATCCGTCACACGACAACCGCACTCGTCGAGTGCAGCCGATTGCTCGACGCAATCATCACGATGAAGGAGCGTGGCGATGCCTTACGTCAACAAGCCTCGACCGTATAAGAAAGAGTACCAGCAACAGAAAGCGCGTGGCGAGCACGAGCGACGCATGGAGCGTCAGCGAGGGCGGCGTGCGTACGACAAGAAGAACCCGGACGGCAACGGCAACGGCGTTGCGGACTCCCGCGAGGGCAAGGATTTGGCCCACCGTGTAGCGCTGGACAAGGGCGGCTCCAACGGGCACGGGTTGCGGGTCGAGTCGGCCAGCAAGAACCGCTCGTTCCGTCGCGACTCCAAGGGCAACCTAGTGTCAGAGACCAGCAAGCGCGAGCGGAAGCGCTAGGTGCTTTCCCTAGGAAACTTGACACTTCAAGTTTCCTGCGACACAATGGCAGCAGGCCGTCAGGTGTGAGTGGGCCTCGGTCGGTAGACCGGAAGGGGGTTGATCATGCCCCACAAACCGCATCAGCCAGTCGGTGTCGATCGCTGATCTCCCTACACGTCAGGGCTGGCCCCAACAACAGTTTGAGGAAGTATGAAGATAGTCGAGAACGCAGCAGTTCAGTTCAGTTGCCCAGACGAGACCGCAGACATGATCTGTGGCTACATCGACCGAAGCGAAGTCCTGCGATCAGAGCGGGGTGTCTCCGATATGGTTGTGTACTGGGGTCTGGACGAGATGCAGCGCTTGGCTCGCATAGCTCCTTCAACTATCAAGATCCCGTCCCCCATCGAGCGTGACTATGACTGGCCGGGGATGTACTCCCCGTTTGACCACCAGCGTGACACGGCTCGATTCCTCTCCCTGCACCGACGCGCCTTCTGCTTCAACGAAGCAGGTACAGGCAAGACTTCTGCCGCGATCTGGGCGGCGGACTACCTAATGAATCAGGGTAGGGTGAACCGAGTTTTAGTGGTGTGCCCTCTGTCAATCATGCAGTCGGCATGGCAGGCTGATCTGTTCAAGACCGCCATGCACCGATCATGCGGCATCGCCCACGGCTCCTCGACAAAGCGCGAGAAAGTGGTTCGAGGAGAGTACCAATTCGTGGTGATCAACTTCGATGGACTGGGCGTGGTCGAGAAGGCCATCGCAGAAAGCGGGTTCGATCTGATCATCGTGGACGAGGCGAACGCCTACAAGAACCCGTCCACGGTGCGCTGGAAAACTCTCGCGCGTCTCATCAGGAAAGACACCTACCTGTGGATGATGACAGGTACTCCTGCGTCGCAGTCCCCGATGGACGCCCTCGGGCTCGCACGTATGGTAAACCCTGACGGTGTACCGAGGTACATGTCTGCGTGGCGTGACAAAGTCATGCACCAAGTCAGCAAGTTCAAGTGGGTGCCCAAGCCCGGAGCCCGGGACATGGTGTTCAACGCACTACAGCCTGCCATCCGCTACGAGAAAGCGCAGTGCCTGGACTTGCCTGAGCTGACGTACCAGACGCGCATGGTACCGCTCACGCCGCAGGCGACGAAGTACTACCGTGACCTGTTGCGTGAGATGCAGATTGAGGCAGCGGGCCAGACGATCAGCACAGTCAACGCTGCGGCGGCACTGTCTCGCCTACTCCAGTTGTCCGGTGGGGCGGTCTACACCGATGACGGGAACGTCGTCGAGTTTGATGTCACTTCACGCTTGAAGGTGCTGGAAGAAGTACTGGACGAAACGCTCCACAAGGTGCTGGTGTTCGTTCCGTATCGCCACACGCTTGTACTACTGAAGAAGCACCTCGACTCGGTGGGGATCACTAACGAAGTGATTTCAGGAGACGTCACTGCCAACCAGCGCAGTGTGATCTTCAACAACTTTCAGAGGCTGTCCGAGCCCCGGGTGCTTCTGATCCAGCCACAGGCAGCGTCGCATGGTGTGACGTTGACCGCAGCAGACACAGTCGTGTTCTGGTCGCCTGTGATGTCCGTCGAAACGTACTTGCAGTGCATTGCGCGAATCGACCGCGTCGGGCAGAAGAACACGATGACTGTGATCCACCTCCAAGGGTCTGAGGTGGAGCGTCGTATGTACACCATGTTGCAGAACAAGGTAGACATGCACGAGAAATTAGTAGACCTTTTCCGTGATGAAGTAGAAGGAGAAAGTGATGAATGACGCAGAAGCGTTAGTCAGTGCCTATTTGACCTTACGTAAGCAACGTGAGAAGCTCAAGACTGACTACGAGTCGCAAGACAGTTTGCTCAAGGACGACATGGGCAAGATCGAGGCAGCTCTTCTGGAGATCTGCAACACCACAAACACCAACGGTCTGAGGACTTCGCATGGCGTCGTCATGCGTCAAGTTAAGGAGCGTTTCTTCTGCACTGACTGGGACCACTTCAAGCAGTTCATCGAGACTCAAGGCTCGATAGACCTGTTGGAGCGCCGTATCCACCAGCGCAACTTCAAAGAGTTCATGACTGAGCGGAAGGACGAAGGTCTGCCGCCCGGTGTGAATGCCCTGCGTGAGTTCGACATCGTCGTACGCAAGGCTACTACCCCCAGTGAAACTACAGTCTGAGGAAAGACAAATCATGGCGAACGAACTCGCAACCATCTTTGGCAACAACCCCGTCGAACTCGGGCTCGATGACGACACCCTGGCCGTAGCAGGTGGCGCGGTACGCGGCAACAAGCGGATCTCGATCGAGGGCCGGGTGTTCCGCAAGATCGTTGGTGGCAAGGAGCAATCCGTCAACACCAACAACGACATGAACGTCATCTTCGTGAAGATGGCCCATGACGCATCGCGTACTTTCTACGCTTCGTCCTACAAGAAGGGCGTGAAGATCTCCCCGACGTGCTGGTCGAACGACAGCAAGACCCCCGACGCGGACGTGCCCAACCCTTGCGCCCCCTCGTGCGCGGAGTGCCCGAACTCCGTCAAGGGCTCGGGACAAGGCGGGCAGGGCACAGCGTGCCGCCTCTCGTGGCGCACTGCGGTGGTCCTCCCCCACGACCCGTCGGGTGATGTCTACCAGCTTGTGCTCCCTGCGACGTCGGCTTTTGGCAAGGAGGAGAACGGGCGGTGGCCGTTCCGTCCGTACATTCAGATGCTGGCGAACAACAACGTGTCTGCGGGGCGCGTTGTGACGAAGATGCAGTTCGACATCAACTCGCCTGTTCCGCGTCTGCTGTTCAGCCCTGAGGCGGCGGTGCCACCCGAGATGCGGGATATGGTCGCGCGTCAGAGCAAG